CAGACGATCACCATGCAGACTTCGTTCGCATCGGTGATCGCGATGCCCGCATGGCGGCTCACGGCACCAATAGTCATGCAGCGAGCCCGGAGGCCTTCTGGGCATGCGCGACCGCCGCAGCAATTGCTTCTGCCCTCGTCTTGTGATCCTTGCTGACCACCAAATGAGGGTCATTCGTCATGGCTCGCCATTTATGGGCCGGCGCGAAATTGACGGTGTAGCCTTCGGGAGGCTGAGGCGCGTCTTCCGGAAGTTCGCTCGGCTGCTCAATGACCGGCTGCTTGACGGCGACTTTCGTCAGATCGATCGCATGGAGGAGAGCCGTCTTGACCCATCCGGTGCCGCGCTCGACAACAAGCAGATGCAGGCGCCAAGAGCGGTCTTCCGGCGTGACGATGACCTCATCATCGACCGTGACCTTGGCGAAGATATTGGCCCAATTTCCAGGGATGGAAACCTCTTCCATCGTCATGGTGTTTGGAACGACCATGCGCCGAAGCGTGCGGGTGAAATCAGCGCTGTTGAGTGCCGTGTTGGCGGGGATCTTCATATGTGCCTCATTTGTTGGGAGCGGTTCGGGGGCCAGCACAAGGCCAGCCCCCACGACCGCGAGGGAGGCAACCCGCGACCGAAGCCGCGAAGTCGCGTATCAGGTGATCGCGGTCGGAGCGGCCACCGTGGCAGCCGCGCCGGAAACCGACGCAACCTGGTAGCGCTTGTACTTGGCGGTGCCGGTGTTGATGGCGTCCACCAGGTCGCCAACGCGCATGCCCTTCGTCACGCCATCCGAGAACCAGGAGCCACCAACGATAGTGGCGTCCGAATCCGCAGCGGAGTTGAAGTACATGAACACGCGCGGCATGGCGCCGCCGACCGGGTTGATGACCATCGCGAGATTGTCAGGAACGTATGCCATTGTCCGTTCTCCTTACGTGGCAACGAACGCCGAGCCGTCGTGAGTCCACTTCACGATGCCGGTGTTCTGGAGGATTTTTGCTCCGTGGAAGACGGTGGCGCGGGTCCAGGACGTGTCCTGCTTCTCGTCGTAGCCGATGGAGATTTTCTCCTCGCCCACGTTCACCGCGTAGCCAATGGCGTCACGATGGAAGAGATAGCAGATTTCCGCCGCAGTACCGAGACCGGTCACGCGGCTGGAGACAGCCCAGTTGATGCCCATCCAGCGGAACATCCTGCGAGCAGGACCGCCGAACGGCTTGACATCCACGTAGTCGCCCGAAGCAAATTCGGTCGTCTGCAGGAGGTAGCCACGGAACGCCGGGGAGATGATCGCGAACATGTTGTTCTCGTCTTCCACCGGGATATCCGCATTGCCCAGAATGGCCTGGGCGCCAGCGACCATCTGCAACGAGGCGGTCTGCGCCGTCGACGGATAGTCCTGCGTAGCGTTGGCCAGTTCAGCAAGCAGCGTGAGATCGATGTCGCGGTTGATGACCGCCATCGAGGCATTCTGCATGATGCGTTTCTGGTCGCCCTGCGAGGCGAAGATGTTGAACCCGGTCAGCTCGTAGGGAGCATGCTTTTCGACAAGCGTGGCCGTGTTCTGGTTGTTCGTGGGATTACCGTACGGGATCTGCCCGTTGGTGCCACGGGTGACTGCGGTGTCAGTACCGGAGCCGGAAACGAGGAACGTGGCCTGGTTGCCACTAATCACTGCTTCCTTGGTCGTCATGGCCTTGAGCAGGCTCACGCGCTGCTCGAAAGCCCCGACGAACTCCTTGCGATACTGAATCATTGCGGCTTCGATAGCCATGATCAGTTCCTTTCAAGAGTTGAGGGAGGTTTGGAGCCGCAGTCGTGCAGGGTGGCCGGGGGCGTTCCGGGGCCTCTCGCGAGGGGTGGCCGGTATCTCTCGGGGCTTCACGTCATAGGCAGTAGATTTGCCGGGTCGGGGCCGTTGCCGGGGTGGCCGAGCGGGCAATAAAAATCCGGTCGAAACCGGGATTCAAAAGGCAGAAATTGCCAGTGATTTGCTAGCCTGACAGGCGCTTCGCGTAGTATGCTTCGCGATCAACTACCTACGAGGCACAGTGATGGAATTTGGTGGCAGTATGACTAGCCTGTCTCGCCAGACTGTAGAGGCGATGACGGCGGCAGGGTTGAGGACTTTTATCGACGTGGCGAACCTCTCTCGCCGCGATTTCAAGAGGTTGAAGGGAATTGGCCCAAAATCCACGGAACGTGTCCGATACGAACTTCTTTCAAGGGGCGTGGATTTCGCCGACAACGCAAGATACCTTGAAAGCTACACCAAAACTGTTGCCAGCCAGTTGTCGCGCCCATCATGGTTCGACCTGAGCGACCTTTTTCAGAAAACAATCCTTCGAGAAATGCGGAAACTGCAAAAGGCCGGCCTATCGTTAACTGATGTTACGTTCGATTTTAACGATAATAGCGGGGCCATCATGTTTTACAAAGGCATGGAACACGTACGGATAACGCCATCAATAAAGGTCAAGGTCACCAGACACAGTTAGCGCTTGCGCTTCAGTTCCTTCTCCAGGATTTGTGCGTATTCCTTGTCGAGGCCCTGCTCATAATAAGCATCGGTCCCGATAATTTTTTCGATCTCCTCCTTGCGAGCGGTGTGCTTGCGCTCGCTATCGCTGGAGGTGAATGCAACATCGCCGAACTTCTCGCGGCCCATGTCTGCGGCCCACGAAATGAACTCAGGCATATCGCCAAGGCGCTTGCCGTCTATGCGGGCCTCTGCCCATTTGGCGCCGACGCCCGGAATGCCTTCTATGAAGCGACGGGCAATCGTGGTGTTGGCCTTGTACTCGCCATGTGCCCATTCCTTGCGAAGCGAGTCCTCCGCTTCCTCTGAGGCGATCTTGTCAGCCTCGACCTGCTTGGTCTGAGCGGCCTCAGCCATCTCGACGTACCATTCCGACGCGATATCCACGACATCCTGCCGGGCGCCCTTCTTGTGGGCGAACTCGGTGAATGAACTGAGGACCGGCTTGTCCTCGTCAACGAGGCGCTTGGTGACGGTCTCTGGCAGTTTGTAGCCGGCCGGATCGTCCGGGATGCCCTCGGCCTTGCGCCATTCGGCCATGGCCTTTTCATCCTTGGGATCAGGCTTGGCTATGCGCTGCTGTCCCGATCGGATGGTCGCCTGTGCCTCACGCAAGGCGCGCGCAACACCCTTGGGGGAGCCGTAGCGGGAGATGGCCTTGGCGACATCATCGTCGCCACCGGCCATTTCCTCGCGCCAGTTGTCACCCCATGGCGACTTGGCTTCGGTCTTTTCAGCCTCACCAGCAGCCGTTGTCTCGACTACGGTCTTTGTGGCTTCGGAGCCCTTCGCTGCCGCTGTGGTGGCCGCTGTGGTCGATTGCGTTGTGGTGTCAGCCGCTTTCTCGGTGGCCGTGGTCTCAGCGGTCTTTTCAGCCGCCGCAACTGCCTCTATCATTCCTTTGCCTCTTGCCTCTTGCCTCGAACTGGTTTGGCCTCAAGCGCTTTGAGCGTTTCAGGGCGCGTCATCTTGACGATCTGCGCGCCGACGAAGCGCCGGCCCTCATGGAAATCGGTTGCCCTACGGCCATCCTCGCCACCTGCCCGGTAGCTCAGGTCGTAGTAGTTGCAGACCTCGCTGATGATCCAGTCGGCGGCCATGATCTGCTGGCCTTCGTTGGCCTTTCCATCGAGGAAGGCGCGGACGGCCATCAGAATGTTCTTGTCGTAGGGGGCGGGAGCGTGGGCTTCCATTACAGGCCCAGCACCCTGGCTATTGCAGCGGCGAGGCTGGCAGACAGAGAGTGTCTTGCTATGTGCAAATCACGGTACTCTATAGGCCGCACGGGGAATTGCTTCAGGCGCGGGTCCATCTTCCATCGAGTGAACCGAAAGCGACGTCCCGCCTTGGGCCAAAAGGCACCTTCATTGCCCTTCCATGGGCAGAGCCAAAGTCTATTATCGTTTTGGTCAAGCCACCAGAAAATGAACTGGCACTCACTCCTGAGGGCACCGTTCCTGGACCGCTGATTATGGTGCGGGCCAAAGAGCCAAATGCCAGTCGCATCATACTTGGAGCTGTATCCGATTTCGATAGCGAACCACCGGCAGCAGAAGTCTACGACTTTCCCGATTGCCATAGTTGCCTCCTATGGGTGTTTCAGTTCTTTGGCCTTTACGAGCTTCACAATCGCCAGTGATGTTTCACGTGACATATCCGGCGAATCCGTTGCGCAGCCCGAGAGCACAATGAGCGCCAGAAGAAAGCTACGCATGAATGACGCGATAGGCGTTGAGGGCCGCCGCCGTCTCTCGTGCTACGCTTTCCGAAACGCACTGGCAAAGACGCCCTATCGGGCCAACAATCACCCAGACGCCATTCCGATGTTCAGCCACGTACATCACGCCGCCACCGCTGGTTGCTGGATCATGCCGGCCCGCTGGAGCGCCATCGAGGCATCGGCAACGCTCTTGCCAACCTCTGCCCCGCCCTGAAGCGCTGTGGCCGCCTGTGTGAGGCCATCCACCGTGCTCTGTTGGTCCTGGGCGTCCTGCTGCGTCTGTTCGTCGTTGAACCAGTCGGCAGGCGCCTGCGTGCCGCGCACGGCGTCCTTGGTGGCCTTCTTCCAGTCGATGAGCGTTGCCACCGACTTGTCGATCTGTGCACCGCCGGCAACGAGTTGGAGCGATTCCTGGAACGCCTGGACGTTCTGCCTGCCCTCAGCGGTATTCAGCGGGCCTTCGAAGGTAAACGTCACATCCCTGTCGCTCAGCGCCTTGGGCATCTCATCGATGTTGAAGGCGTTGTTCCTGATTGCCATCTGGAATCCGATGTCCAGCAGCGGGAGATGGTATTCGCTCTCGATGGGGCCGGTGAATGGCAGGATGGCCCGGCGATACTCCTCAAGCCTGGCTTGCGTCTCGAATGCGGTCTTCTCCTGCGGCGGCAGCGTGATCTTGTTGAGCAGGAACGCTTCCGCAATGAGATTGCGCACGTCCTGCTTCATCTCCATGCCGAAGCTCAGGCCGCTCGACGGCTGCTCGGTGAAGATGGCATCTTGAATCTTCTGGTCCGCCTCCAGATCTACATAGGTCATGCCGCCCGCATACCGGTTCACGGCATCGCGGAAGATTTCCCCGCGTGCGAACATCGGAGCGTCCACGGCCTTTTCGCCCTGCTCCAGAAGGATGCGAGCGAGCGATTGCAGCATCCGCCCATCGGGAAGTGCATTGATCGTGGCCGGGCTGAATGCCTGCGGGAAGCTCGATACCGTGCGCCATCTCGGAATGACGTAGTTGAAGACCGGCAGCGGGCCTTCGCTCAGAACGGCTTCATGCTCACAGTCGATGTAGAGCGAGCAATACGGATTGTCCTTGTACTGGCGCCGCTTGGCCTTGTCGTCGCC